AGTTGTTGCTACTTTAGTATCTGAGTTACTCCAAGCATCTCCTGATGCTATTGTTTCTGTAGAGTCTTGTCTAAAATATCTAGAGTCAGAAGCAGATGTAGTAAATACAGTAACATCATCAGGTGTGCTACCTGCGTGTGATGAAGCATCTACTAATAATCCTGAAGATAAGTTTGCTCCTGAAATAATACCAGTAGGTATTGAATTGTTTGTTTTAGATAAAATACCAACATAAATAACTAAAGATTCATTTTGTAAAGATCCTGAATCCCAAGTTACGTTTACTGTTGTATTTGAAGAAAATGATGAACTAGCTATTGTTCCAACTATTGTTCCTGTTGAAGATCCAACAGCTTTAACCCTTCTACCTGCATGGTAAAATGCAGTTACGTTAGCTCCAGCAACTGTAAATGCTGTTCCACTTACATATGCAAAAGTATGTGATCCATCACCATCACCATAAATAACCCATTGAGAGTCATTATAAAATTCTCTTATATCAGCTGTTATAGCTCTGAAGGCATTGTTAATATTTGAAGGTAACATACCTTCTTGAATATCAACACCTCCTACTGAAGTATTATTACTTGCTGTACTACTATAATCTTTTATTCCTGCCATTTATTCTCCTATGCCATAAACCAAGCAAATGCTTTGTCATTTTCTGTATTATTTTTATTAATTAGTTCGTTCACACTTTGTTCTAATTGTCTTTGAAAGAACTCTTGTGATTCAAATGAATATCTTACATTATCTATATCGTTATTATCACTCATCTTATTCCTGCCTTACTTAATACAAAATCTACTCCTTGTGCATGAGTAAATGTTGTTTTTGATGGTATCTTAACATTAGCTCTAATGTATCTACCAGACTTTCTTACTGGATTCATACCACTACTATTTTGTGTTACTGATGTAGATTCTGTTTCATTATCAGCAACTCTTTCTCTAGTCTTAACTGTTAATGTAGATATAGAATCTACTATTGGTCTTACTCCTGTTATGTTAGCTCTTAGTCCAGCAAAAGGTTCTAACTCTGCTGTTTCTACTTCACATTCATTAGAGTTTCCAGAAAATATAGCTGCTTTAAAATTTTCATCTATAGCTCCTAAGAATAATTGACCACCATTCCAGAAGTCTGTATCAAGAGCTGCATTAATATTTTCTAAGTTTTGAGATATAATATCCATAAGCTCTACTGTAAAAGCTCCAACAAATTGTGGAAATATTACACTTGTATTAGCTTCTGCTAATGACCATTTTTTAGTTGCATAATTATATATAATAATTCTATCACATAAACCTGTTTGATTAGGTGATGTATTAATACTTGGATATGCCCATAATGCTAACTGATTAAATGGATCAACAGCTGCTTTAATTCTATCTGTATATGCTTTGTTAAGATCAAGATCAAAAAATCTATTTACTTTTTCTACACCAATAGGTGTTATAGTATCTCCTGATAATTGATAAAATCCATCATCAGAATAAAAGAATACATTTCTATTATCTTGACATACTGTTTGTCCATAAATAGCTCCTCTATTAGGAGATATAACTGATAGTCTAAATACTACAGATCCACCAACAAAGTCCATACGTATGATTTGATTTTGTCTAAATACATATCCTATTTCACCAGATGTAATATGTACTATTCTACCACCTGATCCAGGTAAGTCTTGGAAGTCAGCTTGTTTACCTTGCCATGTTGCAAGATCATTTATACCTGACCATTGTATTCTATTTGTATTTGTAGGTTGATTACCTGTAACAAAAAAATCTCGAATAACTCCTGATACTCTAAATGTAGGCAAAGAACCTGCAGTTACTATTGTACTAAGATTAGCAAAGTTTGTAGATGTACCCATTAAATAATATTGTGGTGCGTCTACTCCATTACTTGCAATTACATAATTACCAAATTGTGTAAATGTAACGTAGTCTGTATTTGTTCCATTCAATCCTGATTTTCTAGATGTAAATGTTCCTGTAGCTAATTGATATAAATTTGTATTTGTTGCTACAAAGTTAAAGATATTATTTGAGTTATCTCTAAATGAACCTGCACCTCTAGCATTAGCACCAACACTATTTGATGTATAATTTACTAAAGATGGAAATCTTTTGTATGTATTTAATGTATGATATACGTTTGTAGCTACATTAGCACCTGGCTTTAAATGTTCAGGTTGATCAGGTAGCCATTCTCCAAAAGGTACTTGCATTATCTGTTCCTATAAAATGATAAATCTGTTTGTACATCTGTTCTTTGTTGAACAGGTGCTCCTCCATATGAATCTTGTTTGTCGTTCTGCTCACATCTTTCTAATGCAGTTGAATACATCTGTAACCATTGTGATAGTTGTGTTTGATCAATTCCACCAAGAAAGTTAGCTGCATGATATAATGAACCATACAAGTAAATTGCTGGATGTTTGTTTAAGATGTAATTTGATGTATTAGAATCACTAAGCTCTGATATAGCTTTATAGTATGATAACTTCCCAGTATAAGAAGTATCAGGAGCAGGACCGAATCTGAATTTTTCCACTTCATTGTCTGCCTCGATTGTGTATGTTCTTGGTCTACCAGTTCTTGATCCACCTTTTATTTCAAACATATTATGTGGTGTGATATACTCTAATGGATATTTAACTGATGATTGTAGTACATAAAATGATCTTACAGCTAAAAAACCTGTAGGAGCATTTACTTGTTCAGCATTGATAGTAATATCATCTTGCTGTTCCATTTGTCTTATTCTTAATTTTGCATTGAAGTCAGCTTCAGTTAATTTAATAAAATCATCTTGTATCTCTGTTGTAAGATCAGATCTATTTAAAAAATTAGCTATAGATGCTTTTAATTCTGTGTATGTTGATAATGCCATTATAAACTGCCTTCTGCTGTTCTGAAATATTTAAACTCATTAGAGTTTAATTTCATTCTCATTATTTTTCTTTGAATTTCTTTTGGTAAAGCAAACCAGTTGTTGCTTCCATTATATTCTTTTGCCCAGATCTGTAGTACTAATGGTGGTACACTAGCTACTCGTTTCATTCCTTTTTCAGAAGAAACCCATCCTTTGTCATGATTGTATAACTCTTTATTTCTTTTCAACAAAGGATTTACATCCTGTTGATTATTAATAGTAAGTTTACCATCTGATTCTTGGATATACTTAGTTTTTATTCCACCATCGTATTCTACAGATCGAACTTTTCCCATTACTCTGTCAATTCAGTTACGTATAAGTTTACAGATCCTATTACAGCAACTTTTTCACCTTCAGATACTTTGAAGTATTCTGATGATTTAGACTCTAAGAATATCTTAGAAGTTGTTGCTGTAGGATTAACTCCAAACTCAATATGACAATCTGCATCTGGTACTACTCTAACATATTCTACGTTAGAACCGAATGCTGATGATTGAGCTGAAGATCCTGATGAATTAACTTTTTGTGTAGTAACAGGTCTCATCGCAATGTGTGACATGTTACTCCTTATCTTCTAATTATAAAAGTTACGTTAAGTTTTTTAGCTCCAGTAGATGCACCATCAGTTATCATTTCGATAGTTCCACCTTCTTCAACATTGTTAGCTGCTGTTGGTTCTGCAGAATCTACAGTTCCAGCTGCTGAACCTGAATGTGCTACTGTTATTCCACCACCAGTAACTGCAGTTCCACCTATCTCGAAAGATACACCTGCATTAGCTCCAGAGATTGCTCCCTGTAGAGACGTGATGATTTTAATAATTTTACCAGAATCTGGTACTGCTACAAAAGTTGATGATGCTGTACTTACGTCAGCAATTTCGCCATATACAAAATAGTCGTTTAATGTTCTCATTTTATTCCTTTAATGTTCCGATCTTAACCTATCTCAGATCTTCATTGATTAGAATGCTGCTAGGGGAGCAGATTATAGGTTACTCCCCTAAACAGTTATATTATTATGATGTTGTTAAGTCTGCAATTAAGCCAGACGCTTTTTCGTTTCTTGACTCAAGAGTCGCTTCAACTAAAAGCTGTCTTTTCTCAGAGTCACCAGTTTTTGCAAGTTCATGCATACTGA